AGATGCTATGTATTTTCCCCATCAGTTTGACTTCAGGGGGAGAGCCTATTCCGTCCCTAACTTTCTAAATTACCAAACAGTGGATCTTAGCAAAGGACTGCTCCAGTTTGCAGAGTCTAAACCTTTCACAGATCGTGGAATTTTTTGGTTTTTAAAAGCTGGGAAAAATCTATGGGGATCTGATGAACCAGAATCTCCAGAATCTTGGGTTAGACGGCATAAAGACCAGATTCACTCCTCAGCTTCAGATCCTAAGGGTTACTTATGGTGGAGTGAGGCAGAAAAGCCTTGGCAGTTTCTTGCTTGGGTTTTCGAAGCTTCTAGCTGGCTCAAGGGTAATCTTAGGGAAACACGACTACCTATAGCTATAGATGCCTCCAGTAATGGACTTCAGATTATGTCTATGCTTTCTAAGTATAAAGAAGGAGCAATAGCTACTAATTGTGTTTCTAAACTTAGTAGCCCTCCTATGGATATATACAAGGTTATACTAAAGATGACTAAATATAGACTAGAGGGAAACGTGTTGGGCAGTCAGTGGATTTCTCTAGGTTTAGACCGTAAACTTATTAAGTCCATAATAATGACAATACCCTATGGTATAACTAAGTTTAGAGCTACTGAGTTAATACTTAAGTGGTACTGGAACAAAGATCAAGACATTTTTGGTAAGAAAGCTGGTAGTGCTTGTAAAATGTTAGCTAACCTTATCATTGATACTTTCTATAAAAATTACCCTGACTTCAGAAAGCTTATGGATTTCTTGGAAGGATTGGATACACCTAGGTTATGGCAGAGTCCCAGCGGATTCCCCGTGCTTCAATACTATCATAAAGCGAAATTAAAAAAACTAAGATCTCTATTGTTTGGTCGGATTCGCTCGTTCAATTATTTTGATGATACCGATGAGGTGGATGTGGCTAAGATGAAGCGAGCTTTTACCCCCAATTTTATACACAGCCTTGATGCAGCAGTAATGCACCTTGCTCTATCTCGGTTTAATGGCTCATGCGTCGCGGCAGTACACGACTCCTTTGCTACCCATGCGAGCGAGGTGGATGCCCTTTTACAAACCCTCAAGGACGCTAACGCTGATGTGTTTGGAGCCTCTCCCAAAGTTTTTTGGGAAAAAATTTTTAGCGAAAAACCATTGGAAAAACAGGCCTTTGAAGCCCTTCTGGTCAATTACTCGTCCATTACTGGTGATTTAGTTGTTGACGAGATTCGCCATTCGGCTTATATGTATCGGTGACGCTTGCGAGCGTCCTGAGCGACAACAACAACAACAACGAAAATAAATAAAATATTATGGCTAAAAATAGCAATGCACAGATGAACACTCCGATTGGAGTGGCTGTTTACCCTCGGCTCAACGAGCCTGACTACAAGTTCGATCCCGCTGGTACATTCAGTGTGACAGTGCGGGTAGCTGGCGATGAAGGTCAGGTTCTTAAAGATAAACTGGACAAGCAACTTGATGAGTGGCACGCCCAGAACATTAAGGAGAAGCGCAAGCCTAACCTTAAGAGAGCTGATCTCACCGTTAAGCCAGCACTTGATGATGAGGGAAATGAAACAGGTGAACTGGACTTTAAGTTCACCATGAAACACAACGTTACTACTCAATCTGGAAAGAGTTGGGTACAACGTCCTAAGTTGTATGACTCACAGGGTAAGGGTTTTGATGGCCCTGTAATTGGTGGAGGAAGCAAGTTGGTTGTTAACTTTGTTCCTGCCCCTTATTACGCCCCTGCGATGGGCTGTGGGTTGAAACTTAGACTCAATGCAGTTCAGATCATTGAACTAAACGAATACAAAAAGGGTGGAGCTGAATCCCTCGGCTTTACTACTCACGACAACGGGTTTGTGGCTCCTGAGGAAGAGACTCCAAAGGCACAACCAAAACCAGTTGAGGCTGTCTCCGTAGGAGAGGAGGACGAGCTGTAGAACTGATGGCGGGATTCCGATCTCAGTTTGAGGCCTATGTGGCAGCACTTCTATCTAAGAAGGATTGTCACTACTCATACGAACCGAAAAGAATTCCCTTTGTCCAACCAGAGATGAAGAAAACCTATTGTCCCGACTTCTTAATTGAAGATAAGGATTTCTTCATCGAAGCAAAGGGAATCTTTTCGGCTTCGGATCGGAAGAAGCATAAGTTGATACAGGAGCAACACCCTGACTTGGATATTCGTTTTGTATTTCAGAATGCAAGACTTCCTATAAGACGGGGTTCAAAAACAACCTGTGCTGATTGGGCTGAAAAGAACGGATTCCAATGGGTACATAAAATACCACCTAATGAGTGGTTTATATAAAATGAGTGGCACAACAACAACAACTAACAATAGTACATTTCTAAGACATGAATCATGCGAACAATGCGGATCGTCCGACGCAAGGGCGGTATACGATGACGGACACAGCTACTGTTTCTCCTGCGAAACCAAAGAGCAGGGAGATTCTGAAGGTGTCGAGCAAAGACCTAGTGAAAGCCCTTCAGTCAAAGGACAAGGGTTTATATGGGGGAGTCCTAAAGAACTTCGTAATAGATCCATAAAGGAGGAGACTACCCGTAGATGGAACTACATGGTAGGTCAGTATAAAAATCAGACCTGTCATATAGCTAACTTCCACGATGAGAATGGTAGTGTGGTAGCTCAAAAGATTAGGCTACCTCAGAAAAACTTCATGGCCCTTGGGGATTTCTCAAAGGCTGGACTCTACGGCTCTCACCTCTGGTCTAGTGGTAAGAAGCTGGTGATTACTGAGGGTGAACTAGATGCCCTGAGTGTCAGCCAAATTCAAGACTACAAATGGCCTGTGGTTTCCGTACCTAACGGTGCGGCTGGAGCTAAGAAGGTCATTGCTTCTAACTTTGATTACCTCAACAGATTTGAAGAGATAATCTTCATGTTTGATAACGACGAAGTAGGGCGGTCTGCTGCTAAGGAGTGCGCGGCTGTTCTACCTGTAGGTAAGGCTAAGATTGCTACCCTACCCCTGAAGGATGCTAATGAAATGTTGGTAGCTGGTAAGGGTCAGGAAATTATCCATGCTATTTGGAACGCTCCCACATTCAGACCTGACGGCATCATTGATGGCAGAGAGTTGTGGGATACTGTCTCTAAAAAACTGGTAAATGATTCCATACCCTACCCATGGGAGGGACTTAATTCACTAGCTCACGGTATTCGAAAGGGTGAGATCGTTACTCTGTGTGCGGGATCTGGTATAGGTAAGTCTCAGATATGTAAAGAGATTGCCTACGATCTCATACAAAGGGAACACAATGTCGGTTATATAGCTCTTGAGGAAAATGTAAGACGAACTGCATTGGGCCTCATGGGTATGCACCTGAACAAACAGATACTTATTAATCCTGAGTCTGTAGATGCTACCGATAGGCGAACTGCTTTTGAGGCTACTGTGGGTTCAGGTTATTGTTACCTGTACGACCACTTCGGTTCCCTTGATTGCGAGAACTTAGTTAACAGACTTCGTTACATGGTAACAGGGTGTGGGTGCGAGTATGTATTTCTGGATCACCTTTCTATAGTCGTATCCGGTATGGAAGGCGGCGACGAAAGGCGTTACATAGATAATACTATGACGAAGCTGCGTTCCTTGGTGGAGGAAGTTAAGTGTGCGTTAATCCTCGTGAGTCACCTCCGTCGTCCCGATGGGAGAGGACACGAGGAGGGTGGACTGACTAGCCTCAGTCAACTCCGTGGTTCTGCGGGTATAGCTCAGCTTAGTGACATAGTGTTTGGGCTGGAGCGTAACCAACAGGATGAGGACATGGCTGACGTAACCAAGATTAGGGTACTAAAGAACCGTTGGTCAGGTCAGACAGGTGTAGCTACTTCTTTAGATTATGACCATGATACTGGACGGATAAACGAGCGTATCATGGTAGAGGAGGAGGGTGATATATGAGACGCCTAGTGTTCGATCTTGAGACTAATAATCTGCTCCCGAAGGTTAGTAAGATTCATTGCATAGGTATTACGGATGTCGATACCAATGAGTCATTCATCTTTAATGATGAAATGAATCCTGACGGAGAGCCTATCGAAGATGGTTTGGAGATGCTTGACAGAGCAGACACTATTATAGGTCACAATATAATTAACTATGACCTACCAGTTCTGGAGAAACTAAGGGGCTGGACTCCTAAAGCTCAGGTCAGGGATACCTTGGTGATGAGCCGCCTAATCCATGCCGATATAAGGGATGAGGACTTTGTTCGACGGGCTAAAGGAGGTGAGGAGTTCCCCTCTAAATTAATAGGCAGTCACAGCTTGAAAGCGTGGGGCTACCGTATTGGTAAGTTGAAGGGTACATTCAAAGAGCAGCACGGGTTTGATGTGTGGTCTCCTGAGATGGAGACCTACTGCATACAGGATACACAGATCACCACAGACTTGTTCCATAGTTTTGAGGCAAAAAATTATTCAGAGATTTCTATGGAGCTTGAACATAGATTTGCCCAGATCATGACAATGCAGGAAATGAGAGGGTTCTCTTTTGATATTCGAGAAGCTAATAAATTGTACGGCGAGTTGGCTGGGGAAAAACTTGGGTTAGATAATCAGTTGGAAGAAATCTTCCCACCGAAAGAGATTCAAATGAAGTCTACTTTCTGGAGAGCTGGCAATCAACTCTTTGAAACTAAGACTGCTGCTGTAGCCTGTGGTTTCAAAGCGTCTGAGGTAACTAAAGGCCCACATAAAATTAAACGCATACCTTTTAACCCTACCAGTAGGGATCACATAGCTGAGAGACTCATTGGAATGGGGTGGAAACCACAGTATTTCACAGAGAGTGGGAAACCTAAAGTGGACGAGACTATACTCAGTGGTCTCCCTTATGATGAGGCTCAAATGCTCTCTAAAATACTTACTTTACAGAAACGAATGGGTCAGCTTGGTGATGGAAAAGAGGGATGGCTTAAGCTTGAAACCCAAGGAAGAATTCATGGTCATGTTGTGACCAATGGAGCGGTCACTGGCCGTTGCACTCACCGACACCCGAACATGGCTCAGGTTCCCCGTGCCACCTCCTACCGGAGTCTGTTCAAAGCCTCTGATGGCATGGTGTTGGTTGGGTGTGACGCCAGTGGCTTAGAACTCAGGTGTCTTGCTCATTATATGAATGATGCGGAGTACACCAAGAAGCTTTTGGAAGAGGACATCCATACTGTTAATCAGTATGCGGCTGGATTACCCAACAGGGATAACGCTAAGACTTTTATCTATGGGTTCTTGTATGGAGCTGGTGACGCTAAGATTGGAGACATCATAGGCAAGGGTGCGAAAGAGGGTAAGGAGATTAAGTCTAAGTTTTTGAAATCTCTCCCTAGTCTCAGAGTTTTAAAGGAAAAAATTTCCAGCACTTTAAAGAAGAGGAATTATCTGAAGGGTTTAGACGGACGCCATCTCCATGTAAGGAGTGAGCACGCTGCACTAAACACGTTACTACAGTCAGCGGGTGCTGTGCTTATGAAGAGAGCTACAGTAATACTGTTTGATAGGCTGGTCGAATTAGGTTTGAAACCCAATGAGGATTTCGCTTTCGTAGCTCATGTTCATGATGAATTTCAGGTGGAGTGCTGGCCTGAGTTTTCAGAGCTGGTGAAGGAGGAAGCGGAGGATGCTATTTACCAAGCTGGTAGAACTTTTAACTTCAGGTGTCCGTTAGCTGGAGAAGCTAAAGCGGGTAGCACTTGGGCAGAAACCCACTAAAGATATGAGTAGAAATATATACGACATGGATGTTCAGATAGCTGATGAGGTTGCTTGCCTTTTGTTTGGAATCTGCCATTTAGATATTCGTAGGCAGACTAGACAGCAAGCCAGAGTAGAAGCTAGGCAGATGATATGGAAAGTTCTTAAAGAGAGAGGGTATAGAGTGTGTGAACTGGCTCGTATATATGAGAGAGATCACAATGCTATTCACTGTGGAATCAAAAGAATTTCTATGAAGATAGAATACGACAGGAGACTTGAAACTAAATACAAATTACTAAAAGGAAGAATGAAGGATGCGACCCACGTTATTAATTGATGCAGACATTATAGCTTACAAGGTATCGTCTGCTTGTGAAGAGCCCGTAAATTGGGGCAATGATTTCTGGACATTACACGCAGATGCTTTGGAGGGTAAGGCTCAGGTAGATATTTTCATAGAGGATCTAAAGGATAACTTGGGAGCATCCACTCTTAGATTGTTTCTGTCTGGTAAAAGAAACTTTAGACACGATTTGTTTGAGGACTACAAAGCTAACAGGCGGAACACTAGAAA